CCATATCAAGGACCTAAGCATGATTACCATGCAAGATTTTATCCTCTTCGTGCAAAACTACATAAGATTAAAGAAAGAGGTGAGTGGAAAGTATACTTTAAAGAAAGATTGGATGAAATATTAAATGATGCAGTTTTAATGAAATGGATAAACGATAGAAGAGATAAAGAAACTGCAGAAACTAAACAATTAAAGAGTAAAAGCAATATTCAAAAGGATTATCCAAATCATCACGACTACTATGAATACTAGAATTGATTATGGTTATGCACACTTTAACTTTGACTTGAGTTGGATTAAAGATAAAGAGATAGTGCATGAAGGTGATAAGTTTGAAGGAATACTAATAATATTTGATAAAGATGGAAAGCGAGTTGGATTTTACGGATACCAAACAATAGAACAATATGATGACTAATTATGAAAAACTAAATGAACAATTGCGTGAATTAAATATTGATTTGCAATTGAGTAAAGAAGAGTTAAAAGAAATAGAAAAAGCATTTGATGAACAAATTAAAAAAGGTAATGAAGAAGAATAAAGACATTGATGAAATATATGTTCTCATTGTTGCATACCTGACCACCATTGCATTATCTATTGCATGGTGTGTATATACTACAAAATAAACTAAGCTGTGTTATAATACTATGAAACACATTAAAATAATGGATAGATAATGGCAAAGTTTGAGAAAGGACATACACTAGCAAAGGGAAGACCACCGGGTGCATTGAATAGAACCACAGAGCAAATGAGGTTGACAATAAATCGTGCAGTCAATAATACACTTATGACTATACAGCAAGACTTAGATGAACTAAAAAAGAAAAACCCAGAAAAAGCATTAGAGTTATCAATGAAGTTAATGGAGTATTGTATGCCTAAGATGAGGAGTATAGATATTAAAGGAACAATGGAAGTGAATGCAAAAATACAATCAATCAACCTAAACATCGTAGATGGAACTAAACATAACAACATCAAAGACATATAGGGATATAGATAACTCTAAAAAGATTTGTATACTGCAAGGCGGGACAAGGTCATCTAAAAGTTATTCTGCTCTGCAATGGATATTAGTTCGTTGTTTAATGGAGCCTAACATAGTAGTATCAGTAGTAAGAAAGTCATTCCCATCTATGCGTGTAAGTATTATGCGAGACTGGCAAACAATACTGAAAGGTTTAGAGATATGGTCTGATGATAACTGGTCTGCAACTGAACACATATACACATTTGACAATGGCAGTATGGTAGAGTTTATGTCTATCGATAGTTCTGAAAAGAGAAAGGGTAGTGCAAGAGATTACTTATTTATAGATGAGTGTAATGAATTAAGTAGAGAGGATTACTTTCAGTTATTTATTAGAACACGCATTAAAACTATTATTGCATATAACCCATCGTTTGGAACTAACCATTATATCTTTAATGAAATACAAACACACCCTGAAAGTAGTTTATATGTCAGCACTTTCTTAGACAACCCATTCTTAGAGAAAAGTATTATAGATGAGATTGAAAGATTAAAGTATGTTAACCCTGAATATTATAAGATATATGGATTAGGTTTGCCTGGCAATAATGTAGGAACAATCTTTAGTGCAGAGTTAGTAGAAGAGATACCCGATGAGGCAGAGTTTGTTGCATTCGGTATGGACTTTGGATTTAGTATTGACCCTACAACATTGATTGCAGTATATAAGTGGAGAGAGAACTTATACTTTGAGGAACTACTATATAAGAAAGGTTTAGTGACAAGTGAGATAGTAGCAGAATTAAAATCATTGAATGTAGAGAGAAATATAATATGGGGTGATAGTGCAGAAGGTAGATTGATAGAAGAGATATATAGAGCAGGTTTCAATATAAAGCCTGTTAAGAAAGGCAAGGATAGTATTAAAATGGGAATTGATATAATGCATCAACACAAATTACATATACTTAAATCCTCAGTTAATATAGTTAGAGAGTTTAGTGAGTATGTGTGGACTGTAAATAAGAATGGTGACTTTGAAAACATACCTGTTGATTACTCTAACCACGCAATAGATGCAATCCGTTATGTATGTATGGAACAATTAAATCAAAAGAAAATAAATGCAGGTAAGTATGCAATCACAATCGGAAGTTATAAATACTAATCAAAACCAGTGGAATGAGACTGAAATCAAAGACTTAATACTCTACGCTAAGAGTTTACAAGTAGAAAATGAGGATTTACAGGCAAAAATGATTATGATGAATGCTAAGTTAAACAATGAAGAAGCTAAAGTAAAAAGACTGCAATTAACAATAAAACAATTTATGAATATATGATAAAGGAAATAGAACTAAGTGTACCAACCGCATGGAGTGATGTGAAATTAAAGAAATGGTTAGAGTTACAAAAAGAAGTAGATAACTATAAAGATGATGAAGATGCAGTATCTGCGTTAATGTTGTATCACCTATGTGGACTATCACCAGAATATGCAAGTGGTATTGCAGTAGATGATTATGTTATGATTAGAACCGATATAGCAAACTTTATAAACAATGTAGACCTACCCTTGCAAAGATTTATTTGGATAGATGGTGTTGAGTATGGGTTTGAACCTAACTTATCTAATATGACTTATGGTGCGTTTGCAGACATAACAAAGTATAACACAATACAAATAGATGACAATTGGGCAAACATCATGTCAATACTTTATAGACCTGTTGATAAGAGGCAAGGCGATATGTATACTATTAAACCTTATACAGGTGAACTTAAACCTAAATTGTTTTTAGAAGTAGGAATGGATGTGCACTTTGGCTGTCTCTTTTTTTTTGTCAATTTGTTGAAAGACTTGCAAGTTTCTATCCTGAAATCTACGATGGAGATGGAACTTCCTCCGAACATCAAATCAATTTTGGGAAAAAATGGGGAGCGTATACAGCAATTATTGAACTTGCAGGAGGAGACATCCTTAAAATTGACGAAATAGTTACACAACCATTAGAGAAGTGTCTATTGTATCTATCTTATAAAGCAGATAAGAACCAATTAGAAAACCTATTACATAGAGAATCCCTAAAGAAGCATAGTTGATAACCATTTTTGTTTAGATGTTTGTTATTAGATAAACAATACTATGTCAGGAAAATGGAGCAATAGTAGGAATGGTAATTTAAGATACTCTGTAAATAGAGAAAACCAATCCGGCATATACATAGGGCCAACTCGTGGATTATCATCACCAAAGAATAGCAGACGAGCGTGTTTGTGTTTGGATAGTGATACCTACGATGTTTCATGTTGCAATGGTGCATTGATGGAACAAGGAATTGGTGTAATACAATCACCAGTTAGAACAGGCGGTGGTGGATTTTCAACAGGATATAGTGACGGATTTGATAAAGATACACAATAAAATAAAATATAACAATGGCTGAAATATCTAAACAAGCTCTACTTGTAGAGAATAATCAAAGTTTCCCTGACAATAATAGTGGTACAATTACTCCAAGTGACTTAAGGTCATTTAATGTTGATATGATTGCATCAACAGTTAATCAGACAGTATACACAACAGATAGTGGTAGTTGGAATTCAAAGATAACTCAATTGAATGCATTCACTGCATCTCAACAACCTTCATTCACTGCATTAAATTCTTTTACTGCAAGTCAGTTAACAATCAATACAGGTGTTAATGGATTTACACAATCTGCAACTGGTAGATTAAATAACTTAGAAGCATACACTGCATCGTTTACTACATCAGTTGGAATATATGATGAAAGTGTTTTTGTTCAAAATGTTAATCAAATTAACTTTATGGGCAATGGTATCACTGCATCTTATGTTAGTGGTAAAGCAGTAGTAGGTGTGGACTTTACTCCATTGAATAACTTTACGGCATCTACATCAACACAACTAAATGCATTACAAGGAAACTTTAATTCATATACCTCTTCAACTAATGCAGCAATTGCAGCAATTCTAATTACTACTTCTTCATTAGCAACTACTGGGTCTAATACATTTACTGAAAATAATAACTTTACAAAGAATATTGCAGTAACTCAAAGTATTTATGTAGGTGGAAACATATATGTAGAAGGTGGAATAGAAGCAACATATATTAAAACAATATACGAAACTGCATCTGTAATATATTCTTCTGGTAGTAATCAGTTAGGTGATGCATTGGGTGATACACAAATACTAAGTGGTAGTACATTCGTAGAAGGTGAATTGTATGTAAACAAATTAAATGTAACATCTCAATTTGGTTTACTGAATGCATTTACTGCATCTCAATTAGTAATTAATAGTGGGTATAATCAATTTACTTCTTCTACATTAAGTGCATTATCATCAATATATCAAACGACTGCATCTCTAAATTCATATACTGCATCTACAAATATTAGATTAAATAATATTGATGCAACGACTGCATCATTAAATACATCGGTAAGTAATTTAAATACATTTAGTGCATCTCAATTATTAAAAGATGATACTTTGGCATTGTATACTGCAAGTGTAAACCAAACAACCGCATCATTAAATACTGCAACACAATCATTACAATCACAGGTAACTACATTAGGTTCTTTCACAGGGTCATACGCAACAACAGGTAGTAATACATTTATAGGTAATCAAATTATCATAGGTAATGAAACTATCACAGGCAGTTTAAGTATCACAGGTAGTTTAATTTTAACAGGTAGTGTATATGGTAATGTAATATCACAAAGTATCACATCTACAACTGCAAGTATAGATTTAAGTAAAGCAAACTTCTACACAGTTGTATTACCTCAAACAACAACTACAAGATTAAATATTACAAATCCTGGTAAAGGACAAACTGCAATGATACAAATTACTTCTAATCAAGAAGCGTCTGCATCATTTAGTTCAAATGTATTACAACCATCTGGTTTTGCATACATACCAACTCCTGGTGATAATAAAATAGATGTATTAACTTTAGCATCTTTTGACGGAACAAATGTATTAGTAACGAATGTAACAAACTTA